TTCATTTTCTTGTAGATCATGTCGCTATTCTTTTCGACAGCTTTAATGAAATCATTTCCAGCCTTCTTAACCTCACGGCTATAGACCACAGGATAGATAGTTTGAAGGTCCTCCATAAAATCCATCATCACTGGTAAAATCCCTACCAAGGATGCCAGCTTCTTGTCGTTCGTTATAGACTTGTTTTTCTTCATCACTTAAAGTATTATAATCATATTTAACTTCATTTAACATTTCTTCTTCTGTCAGGTAGTAAGGCTCATCCTTATGTCCCATCTCTACTCTATGTAGCTCTACGTTAGCTGTTAGTGAGCTTAGATACTTTCTACTTAGTGCATGTGTGCCTACGCCTATTTGTTTTGCTATGTAATCTACTGACCTTCCTTCAACTGTTAGTTGTCTGATCAATGTTCTGTTCTTCTCAATAGTCAAGGAATTCCTCACCATTGTAGACTCTTGCGGAGACGCCGTGCCTTTTAATTTCATTTATCCTATATACTTGTAATGGCCGTGGCTTTTGCCCTGGCCGTTTAACTTCTATAAATTCTACGTCTGAGTTCTTTGGTATTGCTATAAGGTCCGGGATTCCTGTCTTATTTGTGACCGACAACTTGATAACATAGTAGCCATCAGACTCCAATCTCTTGATAAGCTTCGACTGTATTTGTTGCTCGGTCATGAGCAAATTTAGCAAATCTAAACATACCAAAGGCAGGCTCTTGTATTTTATTTATTAAATGGATGAATATTTCAGGGTTTCTAACTTCCTCTAGTAACAATCCAGGAACTATATCGTCGTTGTCGAGTATAGCCCTTATGGTATACTTGTTTCCCTTCTTTATCCAGTTAGGATAAGCGGCCGACACGAACTCAATCTTATCGGCCTTTATCGCGTCATCGATACATATTACAGTGTCTCCAGGTCGCATACATGTTTTTTAATTGTTTCATCTGTGTACCCGGCTGCACGAGCGGCTGACACAAATAACTCTGCTAACTCCCAGAAGTATTCTGCTTCTGGATCTTCTGATGTGTAGACTCTATCGTCTAGTTCAATCGTTACTTTCATTAGTCTAAATTTAAGTTATAATCCTGTAATATATTTCTTAATTCTAGTCTAAGAATTTCAGCTAATGCTGTTTCTTCTGAGGTGGCTTCTCTTTGGTCAATATGCCCATACTTAGTTATCTTTCTAAGTTCCTGGTCTAGATGCCACACAGCGCCCTTCCATTTGTAGCCATCTAAAGCCTCACGAAGTTCTTCTCTTTCTTCGTTTCCGTCAAACTCAATTGTTACTTTCATCTTCTCTATATTTAATTTCTTTACTAATCAGATCAAGGCACCATTCAGGACCACCAATGCAGTCTAAAATAACTTCCAAATGGTTATCATCCATATCGCATATCGCAACTTGTTTGTCATCCACGCCACGTCCTGTTAAATACTTCCGTACAATCTCGAAGTCATCATCTGCGTATATGTACTTGACTTCAATCTTATCCATATCCATGGCACCATATCTCTCGTAGTCATTACCCCCATCAACCATGGCATCATTAGGGCAACCACAGGTAACATAGTCATGCCGGCTACGGCTTACAATCGTTTCGCCACATTCAAGGCATTTGATTGCGTTATAAACTATCTGTCTCATCTTGATATTTTTCTCTAAGTATTTCAAACTCTTTTGTTAGCCTTTCCATTGTAACATCTTCTGCGGCTCTTACTAATGCGCCTCCAAATTTAATAGAATCAAACATCTCATCCTCGTATTTTCTCTTGGCTTCTTGCTTCAATGCATACCAAGCTAACTTATCCTTTGGCATCTCCCACAGCTGTAGGTATAGCCACTCTATTGAATTTTCTTTCATTTCTTTTGTTGTTTAAAGGTTTCTTTGTAGTATTGTTCTCCTGTAACACATTTCATATTGTTTACTCCTGTATCTTTTATTCCATGAGCCAATATAATCTGCTTTTTCTCTTTTTCTAATAATGCAGTAGCCATTTTTAAACAAAAATCATACGTTCTAAATGCAGTATAACTTAATCTACTTTTATTCTCTAGATATTCTTTTTTGGCAGCATGGCAATGCCAATCCATTTCTTCTATTAATTCTTCAAGTACTGTTTTCATATCATATTGTTTTTAGTAAAGTACTCTGCCACCTGACCGATGTCATCGAACTTAATGTTATCAAATTTGTTTTCATCAAAGTTGTATTGTATAAGGCTCTTGCTCTTGACCGATCGATCAAACGTACATATCTTACAGACCCTGTTTTTTCCAAGGTCTGTCTTCAATGTGTAATGTCTTTTGTTTTCAGTAAAGTTATCTAATGATAGCATTCTCCTACATTCAAAGCATTGTTTCATAGCTCAAATAGTTCTCTTCGTGTTTCTTCTAATTGTTTAAGCTCTCTATCAAGCTGACCCTTTAATAGATCTAAAGCAACTTTATAATCAATATAACATGGTATATTACGAATTGTAATCCATTCATAGTCGAAATGAATTTCATCCATTCCTTTAACTATTTTTTCAAGCTGCTCTATTCTTTCCTCATATTTAATTATACATTGGATAAGATGTTCTCCTTGTCTAACTTGTTCTACTGTCATAGCTTTTCTATTTCTCGTTTAACTTCCATCCAATAATCAATCTGAGTTACATATGTCTCATTTAATTCATCGTACTGTTTACAGCAATCGATTACCTCATCAACTGCAATTAATGCACATTGTTTAGCTTCAAATCCATTCATTGCAGATGTACCATCTCTGTCAAGAACTTTTACTATAAACTTATCAAATAATTCTTTTGCTTTTTCTTTTGCTGTCATAAATCCATTTATTTTTTTAGGTGTTCTATCTAATATTTTACACAATTCATTAATTACTTCTTCACTTGTTGGCTTCATAATCTTTCTTAAAAATGTTTAACGTATAACTTTTCTTGCTCTTGACAGCTTTGTAGATTTTGTCCTCAATGCCGCCGTTACTAAATACCCAGTAGACCTTATTGAACTTCCGCTCCATGGTAGTCATCCGGTCACGCGCTTGCCAGTACGATGTGGCTGAGAAGTCAATGTTAAAGAATACCACATAGTCAGCGTTTTTTAAGGATATACCCTCACGTCCTGAGACGATCTGCAAAGCTATCACCTGATAGTCCTCATTGTCAAACTTCTCTAGATCAGTTGTCAGCTTATCACCAAAGACTTGACTCAATGCGCTCAGTTCTTCTTTGAACTTGTAGAACACGCCTATTTTTTTGTCGTGCCACCTACTTTTAATGAACTCAGCCTTTGTGGTATCAATCGTCATGCTGTTGCCGCTCTCGAACTTCACAGTGCCACTCCACAACTGATGCATTTTTTGCATAAGTTTAACCGGAGTGTCAGCCAAAATAACTTCTTCCTTCCCCTCAACGACCAAGTCGCGCTCTAACTTCTTCACAATCATCTTTGTCTTCTCAGTCATGTCGACATACAAAACCTCCTCCTCAATCTCAGTGCTGAACCCAGCCTGATTCTGCGTGAAGGTGATCATATATGGTGCAACAGCTGACATAATCTTCAGCTCAATACCACTTGAGTAGTCGTTCACTGCAAAGCCATTGATCGTCCGTTGGAACTTCTTGACATAGTCATCTGCCCACCGGTAGAAGTTAGCATAGCCCTTGAATGGAGATCGATCGCTTACCCAGAACTGATGGTACATCTGACTGAATGACTCAGGGGTTGGCGTACCTGACAAGAATATCATCGGCTTATTACCGAACATCTTCTTATACAACTTGGTAGCTAGTCCAGGCTTAGGGAATGCCCCGAACCTATGGTGCTCGTCATGGATGATCAGGTCGTATTGTCCGTCGATTTTGTGCATAGACTCGTCATTTACGACAGTCAGCTCAAAGGAATATCCAAAATCTGAATAGTCCTTTTCGATGCTTCTAATGGCCTTCTTCTTCGTCAAGAACAATACGTTTTGTGCACCATATAACTTAGCAACTTCAAGTGAGGTCAGTGTTTTACCGGTCCTTACTTCCATTGCTAAGTATACGATGCCTTTGCTACGAAGAATATTGTTTGCCCTAGTCGCTATCTCTACTTGATAGTCTCTTAGCATTTAATTTCTCTAGATTAGAATTGATTTCATTGATTGTATCTTGATTAGTCTCAGGTTTCAACCATAGTAGTTGACGCCTTAACTGTCTGACTGAATACTCAGGGACGTAGTCCATGCTGTCAGTTACTCCGTTGAAAAAATCCAACGTGTCCTGGTAGTCATTGATCATTGCCGTATATTCCTTATACTGGCGACTACCTGCCTTTGAGAACCTGATCAACTCTTTTGTCAGATCAAGGCGCTTTTTAATTACTACTACAGTGAATTCCATATTACCAAAGATACATATCATCACACCATATTGGAGTAAGCTCTCCTATATATGATCCTCTGATGTTAAACTCATAGTGCTCCATAGCATCCTCTAGGGACATCTCGTCTTCAGTTATCAATGTCTCAATAACTTTTTTAACTGAATAGATTAATCTCATCGATGGTATCTCTACACCAATAACTGCCTCATCAAATCCATCTGCCTTTAAAAAGGTTTCATCTGGATAGTATTCGATTATTTCTTCTAACATAACTAAAAATTTAATTCAGATTGTTTTGGTTCTTTAACTATAAATTCAACCTCCTTACCATTAGATACTCTATATACCCTTGGCTTACAATTGAATGCATACTCACCATAAGCATCTAACCATTTGTAAAACTTATTATGGGATAACTTATACCTTCCGTATTGACCATAGTCAGAGTACTGCTCAGTAAATGTATTAAATAATGTCTGACCAAGTGTCTTAGCTTTCGCCTTGGTATCAATGTTGTCACGATCAGTGCACCATTCCCAGAAGTCTGCTGAGGTCTCAGCGATAAACTTGCGTGTCTTAAGGTTCTTAAACTCACTACGAACTAAGCCCTTGTTTAAGTAAAGCTGTATGTTCTTAATCATGTAGTTGTCAAACCTATTCCACTCATCCTTATCCCAACCACTAAACAACATGTGACCGAACTCACTCTCAGGTGTATATGACTTTGAGTAGAACTGCTTGAACTCTAAATCCCATTTACGTCTCTCGAATGAATTACCTGCACCCTTGATTGCATAGTTTGTAGTGATGACGATCTTTGGTGATCGCTCGAAAGGTATATGTATCTCGTCCTTATTCTTCTTCTCAAGCGTTATCCCCTCAGTAATGACAGAGAACAACCTCTCGAAGTCAAAGTGCCGTGATACGTCATCAAACACTAGTGTCTGTGTATCTACCTGTACCCTTTGGTATGGGAAAGACTTTTGGAAGCTGAACCCCTTACCATCTATTATCACCATCTTCTTCATGTGGCTGATAGACTTAACAAAGATACCCTTACCAGTACCACCCTCAGGGTTGTCACTGATCACCTCATCATTTAAAATAACTGCCGGACAATAGCTAGGTGGTTTATGTGAATGCATCAAGTAACCAAGCGTTGATTCCATCGAGCGTAAGTGCTCGGAGCCATCGCCCGAAATATTTGTCACAAACTTCTTAAACTCACAATCAGCATTCTCTGACTTATGGAAGTCACGGTCAATCTTCTGTTTCTCCCACACATGACCGCCAAGGTCTTTGTAGTTTATCTTAATGATATCGTCTCTCGTTACCTTGACCGCACAATTTTTGTAGTATAGGTATGCCTCGTCAACACCGTCCTCTTTAAACTTCGCATCTATCTTAGGGACATAGTTTAAGAATGTCTCCTGGAAGAACTTAGTGTTCAATGCAAAGAAGTTATATACCGACATGTCATCAATCGTTAGTAGGTAGTCAAGCACAAAGTCTTTAATCATATCCTCATTCACATCGTTGATGGTATTGTCAACCACACGAACGAATACAAACGATGATGATCCCGGAGGATAGTACTTGTAGAACCCATGCTTCTCTAGATACTGTCTAAATAAGAATGGAACCAGCTCAACCTTACCTTTACTAGACTTGGTCCAAAACAAGTCGTCTTCCTCATCCTCATACACCTCCTCAACACCATGTATCTGAGCTACCTCTTCTTTCGGTATGCCCATCTTCAGGTCTCGCTTGATGTTATTGGTCTTGTCAACGTCCTCATAGAACTTCGTCGCATGCTTGCTGATATCTCTATACGCACTCATGACAATGGTTGGTATCTCTTTATGCATCTCGCCTGAAGCATCGATGTTCATCAATACCTGCTGAGCTGTCGTCTGATCAATCCCAAACTCGTTAAGAGCAGCAGCCAATACAAATAGATTGTTGTTGCGCTGACCGGGGACTAAGCCATAGCTTTTGTTCCACCATATTGTCAGACGTCTTGTTATCTCATTTGTATCGTCAACCTTGATCATCGGTCGTACCTGAGGCTTGTACTCATCCTCGGCCTCTATCTCAGACCAAACGAATGATAGCTCGTTAACGAATATCTCAGGGTCATATGACTCGTAGCATACACGACTAATGTTCTTACTCGTCACGTCAAACTCCTCACAGTTGTAATGCTTTTGTAGTGAGTTGAAGTACTTCTTGTGGTTCATCGAGTCCTTTGGTATCCTTACTAGGACCTTAAGGCCGTCACCTGATGGTGAAATGAATACACAATAGCTGTAGTCATCTTCAATGAGCTGTTGGCGCATTGTCTCTAGATGCTGTTCATCCCTGAACCCATCGAAGTCGATACATATCAACCCACTATGCTCAAGTATCGCGTTGTCAGCTCGTCGTGAGAATGTACCGGAGAAGCAAATGGCTGGAAGTTTTTTCTTCCGTTCGTTTCGGCTTTCCTTGTCAACCTCTTGACGGACAGCCTCTACTAATTCTTTTGACTTTCCGTTTCTTATTCTCTTGATTGCTTCACTTACGTCTACATGATATGGTGTGTTGGTATCATTAATTGATTTGAAGTAAGTTATCATCTTTTAGGAATTCTTTATATTCAGCAATGTCTCTGTTCATATATGGGTCTTTCAATTCTTCCCTGGTCTTATACATTTTAATCCCATGGATAACTGTCGCATGGTCCCGGTTGAATAATTCACCGATCGACTCAAGCGTCATACCGACTCGCTCCTTTAACAAATAGAAAAGATAATGGCGCTGGTGTACATGCTTCTGCTTTTGCGACTCAGATGCTAAGCCGTCTTTTTCGATTAATTGTTTGATTTTCTCTTCCATTACATTTGTTTAATTATTAGTAATCCCAGTCTGATTCGAACAGACACTCGCCCTGGCATACACCATATTAAATTAGGACCATGTTACCAATTACACCATGGGATTATGTTGCTCGTCTTTCCGAGCTGTCAATGGGATTTTTGAAAGTACTCTCCCTATCGCGAGTCGACTGTAGTCAGGACAGGATTCGAACCTGTACGAGATATACCTTATGTGAAAGCATTTATGTCTCCTCTACTCACATGATACATAAGATGTAGCGTCTACCATTCCGCCACCTGACTATTTTTACTAAAATACGCCCTTCCAAATAAATGACACAAGGTATGTGCCTACTAATGTGAGCATTCCTAACACTAAAAGTAGTGTGATTATTGCAAGTGTTTTCTCTTTCATTGTTCTTGTTTCATATTAAATCATTAAAATTATCTGATATTATTTGGTTAAAATCGGGTGGAATATCTTTTATATTTTTAACCAATGATAGTGAATCTGCCTGCCCATTGGCATAAGATTGTACCATCTGCTCTTTTTCCATTTCAATGGCTTTATCAATGTCATATTGATATATAACACCTTGAAGCGCATACATATGCAATAAGTATTCTACTGCTGTTTTCATTGTTCTTGTTGTTTAGTTATCAAACATTTGCCAATATTTTGATTTACTGTCTTTTGTTGGCGACAAAAAAACCACCCGACTTTAGCTTGGTGGTCTTGTGTAAGCGAATGACATCTTGCCTTACACAGCTAGATAGAATCAGTCAGCTGTCCTGTCTATCGTACTCCCATAGTACACATCGTTGAGAGGCTTTTGGGGTGCTAGCTCTTCACAATCAACTGTTTGATTTTTTCTGCATATAGAATAGCATCCATTAACTCGCATTGAAGATGATCAATCCACTCAATTGTTGATAGATCTTCCCGGTCTAATGTAACGCCATATTTTTTTATACCAACCTCAGAACGAGACTGGAATTTATTAACGACCGACTCAACGATAGAGTCTTTTTTAGGCAAGTCGCTTGTACTTGTTGATGTCCACATTTGATTTGATTTAAAAAAGATAGGCCGTCCATGCACACCTACCTAGAATTTTTCCCCACATGGAGGGCTAACCTCAGAATCCTAACTGAAACCTAAACTAAAGTCAAAAGATATAATGTCTCGTGTACTAGACCGAGCATCTCATCCATAATGTTTTGGAGGTCAGAGCTGTAGTTAGCACGCTCACCCTCAATAAGTTTCTGCATCTCTTTCATGTGAGCAACAGCGTCCATGTTCTTAGACTCAGGGATTGTAAACTCAACTCGTTTGTTGCGACCGAAATACTTCTCAGTAAATGAGTCAGTCAAGTCAAGAATCCCATCATAATAAGCGTTCAATGCCTTGTGCTCAGCGAATGATGTAGTTTGTAAATGCGCAATATGCATCATGTCGCGCGATTGGAATAACATCCCGATAAATTTGTTTGGTGCCATAGTTATAACTTTTTAACAAAGATAAGAATAATAGGGGGATTGCTCCCCCTTATTATTAGAAGGGTAGGTCCTCGTCCTCAGCAGGCGCAGATGCTACAGGAGCAGGAGCTCCAGCTACATTGAATGCCTCGATTGTTGCGAAGAACTTAACCTCACCTTGTGGGCTTGTCCACTCACGTCCCTTAAGACTGAATGAAAACTCAACCTCTTGCCCCTCAATCAAGCCGTCAGCTAATGAACACTTGTCTTGAACAAATGTGAATGGTATGTACTGAGGATACTCAGATGCTCCATCAGTTAACACTACGTCACGCTTTCTGAACTTGTCAGACACTTGATTTGTCGCCCCTACTTTGTGGACGATCCCTTTGAATTTAAACATATAGATTAATTATTAGATTACAAATTAAAAAGATTATAAATAATATAATTACTACCACAGGTACAGTCATCATCAATGATTGAACGTTTCTAAGTTCCTCAACATATTCGTCAACCTCCTCGACCTCCCAATGTAGGAAGTATAATGATGTGGTCTTTGTACTTGATATAGGAACCTCAACATAGTACCCACTATAGTATCCGTTTACCTTGACAGCATCGAATGTCTTACCTACCAAATGACTTAGGCCCACATATCCGTCAATTGATTTAAGTTTTACTTTCATAAGTTCTTGTTTTTCAGGTACTTAATATACTCATTAGCATACTTCTCAGCTGACTCAAGCCTAGCCTCCATGAACTCAATCTCCTCATCAGTCAACGTAAATTCAACTCTAGTCACCAACATGTTGTCAGGTAGGTGGTCCACATAGTGTAACTGATCACCCTCCCACTCAGGTACTAACTCCTCAGGTGTTGAACACAATACAAATGCTACCACACCATTTCGCCAGTCCTTGCCGGTCATCTTGCGTAGCATGTATAGGTAGTGTTTAACCTGCCAATCATACCCTGATTCCTTAACTTTCTTGGTAGCTTTCTCGATAGTCTTCGGGAATGTCTTCTTATTCCAAGAACTTTTCACGTCTAATACCAACAAATCGCGATCGTCAGCAACGTCAGGATGACCCTTTGATATGCCGTACTCAAGTGATGCATACTTGTCACCATCCTCTAACTTCTTGTAGTCAGTAAAGAACAGTCGGTTGTACCGATCAATTGACTCTTGCTCAACAGACCAACCTTTCTCAAGCTCACGCTTATCTAACTCAACACGATACTCGTACAGCTTCTCATCGATTATCTCCTGGATCAATGTCTTAGCACCATCAGGTAGCTCATTGACATCCTTCTCCTTTTGCTGTAGTCTATCTCTCTCCTCTGCTTGCTTAACTGTTAACTGTATCTTTGATAGGTAGTCAGCTAGTGTTTCCTTCTGCTTAGGCGTAAGCCCTCCAATCGGTCCTGAAAAGAGAGCGCTACATTTAGATGACCTAATTCGAAGCATCCTTCAAAGCTTTAACCTGATCGTCAGTCAAATCATACGCCTCAGCAATCTTCTCATATGTTGATCGACCATTCTTAATAGAGTCAACCGCGGCATCTAACTTAGTCAGCTTAGCCTTGGTCTTCTGAGGGATTGGTCGTGTGCTGAATCGCAACGCGTCAACCAAACCTTGTGGACTCTTAACCTTCTCAGTCGTCAAAACGATTTGCTTACCGACATAGTCGTCTGGGTTGAATGACCCGAAGAATGTCTCTAAACGTTTGAAGTTTGTTCGGTTGCATACCATAGCCTTTGGAAACTCCTTAAGCTTGGCGAACACCTTGTCCTCCTTACCCATCTCTCCGACCATAGTGTCTTGATAGATGCGCTCAATCGTTACGACCTTCGGCTCGTACTTACCGGCTACCTCTAGGTCCCATGCCCCAAGGTATTTGTTGTCTTTCATTAGATTTCTCCAGTGCATTATTTATTTGTTTTAAATGTTTCGTTGTAGTATTGTATTGCCTTGTCTTCTGTAATAAATTGAAAACCGTGATAGTCTGATTCCTCGTCAGAACCTTTAGCGAAAGCTTCAATTATTTGTTCCTTCTCCATTTCAATTGCTTTATTTATTATATCAGTAACATCATCAGTATTATCTACAATATATTTACCACTATCTGTTATGTAACATAACTGTTCCGCTAACCATTCTACTGCTGTTTTCATAAGTCTACAAATTTATTAAAACGTTTCTTATATTCAAAATATTTCAACAATAATTTTTCACGGTCAGCATATATTTTTTCAGTTGGCTGTTCATTGTTTAGCGCCAGCTTCATTAAGTAGTTGACCTTTATTAACTTACTGTCGATGATATCGATGTTGACTCTCAGTATACCAGGGTACCACCCCAGTGTCTCGAACACCTCATACTGCTGAGGTGTAACCTTAACAAACTTCTCTGAGTTTGTCATGGTATTCTGAACAATTATGTCACCGCCATCGTTGAAGCGCTCGATACGAATGCCCTTGTCGATGTAATACATTGACTTCTCAGTCGTGTACATGGTGACATACTTGTCAGATATTAAATCATTCCACGCCTTCATACACAATTGTCATATAGTCCTCTTCAATCTCAAAGTATTGATTCTCTCTGAATACTAAGCGAACGACATACCCACTAGTTGACTTTGCAACATAAACCATGTACACCATCTCAGGTTGATCAGGTTTCATTAAGTGATTGTTGATCATCGGGTCGTGTTTCTTATCTACGCCAATTGTAGATAGGTTGACGTTGTTAATTCGCAAAGCTTCCTTGCACATGTCAATGGCGTTCTGCTTGTCCATTGAATAGTAACTGAAGTTGCCTGGGCTATCTTCTTGAAAGCCCTTGATTGGAACCCATTGGGCTGATACAATCTGTGCAAACGCGAGCATGATGCCGATAATCATTCCGGCGAATGATGTGTAACCTGCGATTGATCGAATGATGTAATTGCTGATTTTTGCCGACTGATACATTAGTATCGCCGACACAATTGGGATTAAGATATACATGTTAGTTAAGATTAAATTGTTCGATAATGATTTGAACTCTACATTCTTCAATGGACTCTATGTCCATGTCGAAGAATAACATAAAGTATACAACGGCAATGCTCTTGTTGGGAGCCATCACTCGCGTGTGTTTGCCGTTGTCAAACTTTATGTCGTAAGCAGTTAACATTGGTGTATTATTTCTTGCTTACAAATATAAACTATCTGATTAGAACATTCCTTCTGGAATTTTTTAATTGCGTCCTGATAGCTTGACGCTTCGATGTTAATGCCTGAGCATTTTATCCCATCACAATCACCATTTGTGAGGAGGTAGCAGATGTGATACATTAGTAGTTGAATTTAATTAGACCCCATAAAATACTTGCCGTGCGAACTCTGCGTCGCGGTGATCGTTTGATCGGTTGGACAACTGGCTTTTCATACGTCTTGCGTAGATTCGCATGCACCCGGTTGGCAGTTGTCTTTGTTGGCACGTCGCCTACCCAACTGTACTTGCCTTTCTTACGCTCTATCAATCCAAGCCTTACGCATGACGATAGCATCGTGCTATGCGCACCTGCTTTCTGCTTGATTTCTAAAAGGGAAAATGGTTTGTTTTGTTCATGCATGTATCTCAATACTGTCATGTACTTTTCTTTCGTTTGTGCTCTCATGTTAATACAATTTTAAATTTACCGATTTGAATAATAATGTTACCGTCTTCATTGACAACTGCCCTATGATGATAACGCCTGATTAAGTCCTTGTTTCGTTTCATCTCACCTTGCCGAAACTTATACCCGAACAATGTGTACTTTGCATAAAACCTCATAGCTTTATGAATATGCCGTGAAACAAAAAATGAATAAGTATCTCCTTATCCTCAATCGAATAACTAACCGCTAGTCCGATTGTCTTAGCTGATGACCAGCTCTCTACTATTTCTACCTTCATATGTCAAATAATTTTAATTGTTGCATTGTTGCTTTACCGCTCATAATTCGCTCAGTGTTACTGTCTATTATATCAGCAAATTCAATCTCGCAGAATGTACCGCAGTCAGGTAGAATAGGTGGCTCGTGTCTTCCCTTTGTCGGGTCTAAATCCTTTAAGAATTTATTCTTGATACAACTATTGCCAACCTTTTGCTCTAGCTCAGACATTCGTTCAAACTGCTCAGGGAAATGCTTCCGGACGTGGTTCCAATATCCCATGCCACCCTTGACACAGCCGATGCAATTGTTGTTGTGAAATCCTAGCTCATACATTTTTGGTAGGTCTATGCCATTGCGAAGTAATAACTCAGCACATTGTTGCTTTGTCATCTTTCTGTCAATTAAAGGATATACTGGTTTTGCTTGAGGATATTGTTGCGCAAAACGTATAGCTCTGTTGACTTCCTTGTTTGAAAACTCAAATCCGAATACTTGGCCGTCATAGTCAATCTCTTTTTCAATGCGGTATCTTACGTTCTTTTTTAACTCAAGCGTGCAACGAGCTCCTGTTGGACCGTTTATATACTTGGTCTTTTCAATCACGTCAAATTGATCAACAAACTTCGGGCTCCGGACACGTTTTATATCTACGCCGTACCACCTCTCACAATCAACAATAAATCTCTCATTGTCTGAATGAGCGGAATCAATTACCATGTAATACAATACAACGTTATCCTTTCCATACTTGTCAAGCGCTAACTTGCACGCAACAGCGGACGTTACTCCGCAACTAAACCAGCCTATTTTCATAATAAAATTTTAGTGTTTCTGCTAACTCGTTCTGTTGGCCGTTATGCATCGCCTCGTAATGATACGCCTCACTGACATGGTCAATGAACATTTGTCTATGCTCCCGATTTGGGAGCGCGTTAAATAATTCTAACGACTGCTTCTTTTGGCCGTTAATTTTACTCTCTAAGATGTAGTCGAATAACTCATCCCACGTTTCGAAGTTCAAGTCTTGTAATTGCATCGTTATAAAATTTAGGTGGTACAATAATGAAATGATTCACACAGAAAACGTTTGACGTCTCCAATGTAAGGACCTTGGTAGGTATGCCCATAGCTTTCAACTCAGCTACTTTGGTTTTAATGTTGCGCTCAGCGTTTGGATATGGGCTATCTCCCCATTGTCCGGTGTCAGGCTCAATGTGTACTGAATAGACTGGTCTTGCATATCCCCTCCATCCGTCCAAACGTCTGTACTCTTGAGTTTCGTCAAATAACATACCGACATGTGGAGCGTCCGGTTGTGGATTGCTGTTGACCTTTGTCATCTCGCCGTCCCATAGCTCGCCGTTCAAATACGGCTGTCCTTTTTTCATATAGACTGATGTGCTAGGCAATCTGTTTAACCACCTGTTAGTGGTTCGAGTTGGCCAACCGGCGTTGCTAACGTGCATTCCGTCTTCGCGGTGTTCAGCGATTAAGTTGCCGAATAGGTAGAGCGAACGGCCGTCTGTTTGGCCGTTGCCTTGTTTTTTCTTTTTGCCTACTAAAAAGGCTTCGATTACTGCGTTCATAATGTTGGTTTTAGTGGTTTAATGTTGGTTTTATGTTGGTTTTATGTTGGTTTT